GGTATATGCCCATTTGAAAGAATTGATTAACATAAATGTAAGATTGGTATGATAACTATTTTGACGATTATTTCAATGCTTGTTATTGCGGCCTACACGGCTGCCGTGTGTGTAAAGACTAAGGGTGTACCTTATTCCATAAGTGCTACCTATTACTATCTGGAGCATAAATTGTGGTTTATGGCAACGATGTGGCTGACTGCCGGTTTATTGATGCCTGCAATATTGGAGGTAAGTAAACAAAACACGGAATGGATTGCATTTCTGTCCTGTGCTGGCATGTTCTTTGTTGGTTCAGCTCCCAATTTCAAAGATGATTATGAGAGCAAGATACATTCTGCTGGAGCAATCATCTGTATTGCCGGATCGCAACTTTGGGTGGCATTGAACCTCTGGCCAATGTTGTTAGTATGGCTTTCCTATGTAGGGTATACTGTATTAAGCATTGCCAAAGAAAAAGAGGGCACATTTTGGTATAAGTTCTACCAGAGCAAGCCGATGTTCTGGATTGAGATAGCAGCCTTATTATCCACTTATTTAGGCATATTATTTTTACTTTAAATGATGGAAATGCAAGAAATAGTCCAGTTGATAGGATCATTTATCAGCGCAGCGGGCCTGCCGTTAATTGGAGCATTCATGTTTTATGAATCTCGAAAACGTAAGGCTGCCGCAGAAGCTAAAAAAGCAGAAGCGGATAACATTACTCAGTATGCTGATGAATGGAAAGAATTATACGAGAAAAAGGAAAAAAGAGTGGGTGAACTGGATACTAAAATAGATACTTTGTATGCAAAAATAGAAGAATTGCGTCAGCGTATCCGTGAGCTAACTGAAAAGAATACGGAATTGATAATTAGGAATAGTGCTCTTGATTTTCGGAAATGTAATAAACATGGATGTCCAGATCGAGAGCCACCCAGTGAGTTTTAATATATTGTTAGTTGATTATATAAGCGTATGAATATAACAGAGAATTTTACATTGGAAGAATTTATGCATAGCGATACTGCTATTGCAAAAGGAATAAAGAATGATCCGGGATCGCGTGAGAAACTAGCTATCACCAATCTGTGTGCAAAATTGCTACAACCATTACGGGATGCTATCGGTAAGCCTATCTCCATTAATTCAGGCTACAGATGCCCAGAGTTGAATGCGGCAGTGGGGGGTGTCCCTACATCTCAACATCAAAAAGGGGAAGCAGCCGATTTGAGTATTGATGGAAAGGCCGGTGATTTATTGGAAGTATTGAAAGATTCCGGTTTGCCATTCGATCAGGCCATCTTGTACCGTAAAAATAACTTCCTTCATGTTTCGCTAAATCTAGAAGGAGAACAAAGAAAACAGATCATCATCAAGAAATGAAAGCCTGGTATGCCATATCTGTTTTAGCTCTTTGTTTTGCTTGTTTCTTTGCCGGAAGGTATTCGGTAGAAAAGCGAATAGAGGTAGTCAAGGAAATTGACACGATCAACAAACCTGTTCCTGAGCCTTCTTACATGCTTGATGTAGAGGAAATCGAGCTACCTTACCCGATTTTCGTTTATTCGAAGGGTGACACGGTAAAGGAACTTGACACGATTTATATCCCGTTACCAATCCAGAGAAAGGTTTATGAGACAGATTTGTATAGGGCGGTAGTCAGCGGTTATAGACCCAATCTCGATTCGATGATAATCTACCATAAACGAGAGATTGTACACCAGAAAGACCGTCGCTGGGGATTAGGGGTAATAGGTGGATATGGAATAGGCAAGAATGGCTTTTCTCCGTATATAGGAGTTGGCCTATATTATAGAATTTGGTAAGTAGACTTTTGTTCATAGTCTCTTCCTATGGGGCTGGGAAGTAAAATAAAAGCCCCCAACGTATCACGTTTAACTGCTACATAAAACTGATACACAAGCATAGACACTCGCACGTTGGGGACTTAATATCTTCAACATGAATGTCTATGCTTTTGTTGCATTATGTGCGATAAGTTTTATGTAGCGAAGGCAAAGATATAACTAAAATTCAAACATTATGTGTAAATCTGAAATCTTTGCCAAAATATTAAGAATTGTCTCTAAAGAGACAGAAGTATCAGAAGACCTGATACTGTCAAAGTGTAAACGAAGTGATATTGTTGATTCACGCGGTATCATGGTTGTTATACTATCTGAATATAAATTCAGTGAATCTCAAATATCGTCGTTTACCGGATTTACGCAGCAATCGATCAACAAGTTGAAAAATATCTACCCTGACAGAATACGCAGAAATTATTTGCTAAAGGTTATAGTTAAGAATGTACGTGAGTCGCTTGGTATGCCATTAAGGAGTTTGTAAATTAAGATAACATTATTTGTTATGAAGAAACATTGCATAGTTTTTCTAGGAGGCTAATACTGAAAAGATAAGGGAACAAGTAAAAAAAATCAGACAGTTTAACAACAACTTTACAACAAGCCTACAACATTCTACCATTCAATACAATTACTGTTTTGCGACATTTGCGATGCGGTTGATATTGACCGTAACTAAGATTTAAAATACAATGGAAAAAACTTATGTATTTAATCAAGACGGGGCAGGTGGAGCGAGTAACGGCTTGCTTGCATCAATCCTTCCGTCTTTGCAGAACAGGGGTATTGACACAGGTTACCTCATGGGATTAATGAACGGTGGAGGCGGTAACGGTGGTTTCTTCGGGAACAACGGCGGTTTTCAGGACATTATTGCGTTGATTGTGATTGCTGCCATCTTTGGCAACGGCAACTTCGGTTTTGGAGGAAACAACAATCAGGGTGCCAATGAAGGAAGAGACATGATTATGCAAATGCTTAATCGCAACGGTGTGGACATCGCATCACTTGCCCAGGCGTTGAATTTATCTTCAGACCAAATCCTTGCTGGTATTAACTCTGTATCTCAGGCTATATGCGGTCTAGGCAATCAGATGGGACAGAATACCAACAGTATCATTACTGCAATTATGCAGGGCAATCAATCTATCTCTGCTCAATTAGCCGATTGTTGCTGCAAAACGCAGACTGCGATTGAACGGCAGGGGTATGAAAGTCGCTTAGCGAGTTGCGAAAACATGAATACGCTTACACGTACAATGGAAGGGAATACTCGTTCTTTGTCGGACGCTTACCGTGAAGGATTTCAGGCTATTGTAGCCAAGATGGATGCCGCAGAGGCACGCCGTCAGCAGGAAGCCCTTGCTGCAAGGGATGCAAGAATTGCAGTTTTGGAGGGGGAAATCTCTCAGCGTAATCAGAATGCGACAATCTTGAGCAACTTCGGTCAGCAGATCGCGCCGTTGGTAGCCGGCTTGCAGGCATTGCAAAGTGATGTAGACGGCATCAAGTGCAAGATGCCTCCAACGGTATCCGTTCCTTATCCACAGTTGCAGGTGTATAACCCGGAAACCTATCGTGCGGCCGCTTTCGGTGCCTATGCAGGTGATGCGGCTTATGCTCGCGGCGGTTACGGATGTGGTTGCAATAACTACTGGGGTTGATCCGGGTAAGAAAGGAGGTAATTATGTGGCCTAACTTTTTTACAGGATTTCCTTTTCCGTTCCCTTCACTTGGCAGGGCAAACTTTAACACCTTGCCAACGGTGGCTGTGACGGTAGGGACGGAGAACGTGACATTAGAGCTTCCGAACCATGCGTTTCGTAACCGGGATTATGTAGGCGGTTTCTATGTCAATCTCCGTCAAGCTATCCCGGCTGGAACAACAGCAACACTGCCCATTCTGATAGGGACGAACGGGGACACGAGACCGTTGATGGCTTACGGCGATGTGCCTGTGCGAGTAGAGAACCTTGCCGGTCCGGGTATCTATGAGATCCATTACAACAAATACACGAACGAATTGTATCTTGTTAGTGGTGGATATAGACCGACAACGACTCCGGCTCCTACAGCAGAAACGGCTTCTTTGCGAAGCAAGTAGTAATTAACATGGAGTTCTGTGGTTGTTGTAAAAATTGCAAAAACCACACTCCTTTAAAATCAAACAATCATGTTTCAGAATCTTCGAGTAAATAATCAGTTGTATATTCTTCATAAGGAAGCCAAACATTTCATAGAGATTGGTTCTGTGGTAAGCGTTTCTGCACCCAAGCCTAAATATCCTATGCCCGCTCCTATGGGGCAGATACCTCAGATGGAGATGGTCGTAGATGTCGTGGCTAATATTAATGGTCAGAACACGACGTTTCAGAATCTTCCCTCCGGTAGTGATATAGCCGACTTTGGGCAAAACGGGAATCTTGTTGTCTCATGTTCCCGCGATGCGATGAACAATGAAATATCCATGATAAAACAAAAAAGATTGGATAGGGTTAACAGTCGGGACTATGACCTCAGCGTGATAGCATCCTGCGATGAGATGTTGACAATGATCAATCCTGAATTTGCAGAAAAGCAACGTCAAGAACAGGAAATCAACACCCTTAAGGCCCAGATGTCTGATATGAGCAAGAACATGTCTGAACTTATGGAGCTAAACAAGCAATTGATGCAACAGCTTGGAGTTAAGGAAACAACTAAAAAATAATAATTATGGGATCAAATAGAAAACTTGAAGAGCTTTTCAGAGAGTTCGATGCTTATGAAGATGAAGACTTGATGGAAGCGATAGAAGAAGCCTATAAACTTGGTTGCAAGGAAGGCAAGAGAAAAGCAATGGAAGGCGGTATGGGATTCCGAGACGATGACGATGACGACGACGATGAATTCCGCGATATGTGGAGACGCGGTGGAGAAGGTTTCGGTGAAAGGCGCGGCGTGAGAGGAACCGGACGGTATGCCGGGGAATACCGCAGACGCAGACGTTAAATCAGAAGGGGACATTGTGCCCCTTCTTAAAAAGTAAAGATATGAGATTAGATATGTACGATGATTTTCCTTCGGGGATGAAAGCTTATTTAAGCGCATATGGCTGGCATTTTTCTAAGGCTATGTGTGATTGGGCTATTTCCATGATGGAAAAAGAAGATGGAACTGGCAAGAAAATAAAGGTACAGCCCTGGACAAAAGAGCAGATCGACGAAATGCTTAAAAAATATAACGTCGATGTAAAGAAGAAAGGCGGCTATGACTATGTGTATGTAGCCAATATGTGCAAGGCTGATTTTCTTGGTTCCTCCATTCCCCATGATCAATATGCTGCTTTATACGTGAAGAACGTTTGCGACGATCCGGACGCTTACGATGGTATTGTATTTACTCGTTTCTACGCTGATTGCATCGGTTCTGGAACGCCTATTATTTGGGATGAAATGATGTAAATATGATAAGAAGAGACCTATACATAAAGAAGTACGATTGGCAGGTGCATATATTTTATCGTGTCACCTGCTATTATACGGAAGAGGTCATAGGTTTGTTGAAATCAATAGATTGTCCGAAAGACAAGGCAAGAGAGGCTTACAATAATTTGGTGTCATGCAAACTTGATACCGGTGTCACGTACTCCAATTACAAGCTACGGAAATCTGTAATGGTCATAAGCAAGACTTCGTCCCCGGAAGAGTTTTTAAACTCCCTAAAGCACGAATGCCGCCATTTGGAGGATCATATAGCTACGGCATTTAAAATGCCTATAGGAGGTGAAGAAGTAGCGTATTTGGCCGGTTATTTAGGTAGGATGTTGTACGAGGATGTGCAGTTGTTTATATGTGACTGCCGCAAACATAAACGGGAAAAGCTATGTGTAAAGCGAATAAAAAAGAAATAAGAAAATTAAAGAGGGAGTCAGCCAGACGCGAGATTGACCGCCTGGTTGACTCCCTTGACTTCGAGCCGGTCAACTTCAACGAGAAAGTCTGCCGGCTAAGGAGGCTGATGTGTCTACTGTAAATTCGTATATTTATAAGGATTCTTTAAATCTGTTTATTCGGTTCAATAAACTCGACGTTGTATAGATCACAAAATTTCTCGAATGTAGCTATTTCTAAATCATGGTTGAAGATATGGAAACGGCCGAAGTAGTAGGCGAACATTTGTCCATCGCAGAATGTTTGCTTTTTCGCAAGCGCACATTCCCGACTTTTCAATGAGAAGCACACGATTCCCATTCCTTCATCAAGTAGTTGTTTTAGTCGGGAGTAATCCCGGCTGGTTTTGTAGGGTATCATAGGCTAAATTTCTTTTTGAAGTTTTTACATCCCGGACAAAAGAATCCGGTGTCATCACCGGTATAGTCATCTATTCCAAGACGAAAGCGCAACGGACGTTTAAACTTGCATAGTTCCTCGTTGGGTTTGTTTTCCTCTCCTTCTTCTATCGGGCAGAAATGTACGCAGTTATCACAGAACTGGATTTCTTTTATCCGTTTCTCTGCCCCGGTAGGTTTGGGACGTACAAGCCAGTACTTTTCTTCCTTGATAGGACAAGTGTTGCAATAGTCTTTGTCGCCGTAATACAAACAATAAGATTCGCAAAACCATCCGGATATCTCATCAAGAAGTCTCTGTTTGATTTCTTTTTCTTTCACTTTCGTTCAAATCTTTTATTTTTAAATTGATACTTTTCATATACTCACAATCTCTATCACAAGGGCAATTATCATCATAGCAACTATCGTTGTGACTGTTCCAACAAGGACATTGCTTATGATATGCTTCTAATCTGGCTTTGGCTCGAGCAGCTTTCATTTTAGCCTTAATATGATCTGGCAAAGCCTCCTGTGCTGCCGGATCGAAAGTGATACATTTTATCTTATCCATAATTCAATGTCCTTCAATTCGTTTATATTTTCCGCACTTTTTACAGAAATAATGTCTCACGGTATACACCTTTTCATTTCCATCAGTATCATTGTATTTTACCCATCTTTCGCACATCAATTCCCATTCGTGGCAACAGAACCATTTCTTTATAATTGCGTCAATCAACCTTTTCATAATTCAGTCCTCCTTATTAGGTATCAAATCTTCGATGTATGCCCAACGATCGATTGCCTCTTTCACTTCCTGCGGGTTGGGTACGACCAAATGTCCACAACTGCCATCCCTATGTGTGTATTCTATCAATGCCGGTTTGTTTTCTGCTTTCTCGTTTGTAGCATCATGCCACACGCTGTTGATGCGCCATTCTGCACCTGTTATGAAGGCTTTTTGTAATTCTGTTGCCATGCCTTTACCTGTCCAGATATCATGATCTTTTTCTTGATAATGCTTTGCTGCTTTTTCAATATCATCTCTTTCCATTTTTTCTTTTGTTAAATTAATATCTTTCGTGAAATGAACTAAAATGGGACGTTACAATTCCATTGGCAGAAGTAGTTATCACATACTCTTGCTATTTTAAAATACTGCGGAGACCGGCTAATAAAGATGTTCCACTTATTACATATAGTTATAATTCTACACTTTTTCATTATTCCCCCACCTATGGAATGGCATCTACTAATTGCTATTATCTTTCTCATAACCTATTTTAATTTTTCTTTTACACCTAATAAATAACCCGCACTGAAAACAAAGCCAATGCACACATATCACGAGCGAGTCTGCATCTTTAATCCTTTCTCGCTCCATGTACCACATTATTGCCGGAAGCAGAAAAAATACATCACTAATCTTACTGTAGCCGACAAAGCGTTTATCGTTGAAGTATAAATCACTCATAATTATTTAGTAATTTGTTACCACAAATCCTCTGAAGTTAACATACCACCTATAAGAGGCTGCTTTAATTGTCCTGTTTCTTTAACCAGCGCATAAGCTTCTTTTCTGGTTAAAAATCTATTCTTAGTAGTAAGAAATCCTTGTATCGCTTTACTGCTATCTGGCATTTTTAAAAGTGCTGCCTGTTGGAATATTCCGGGATGTCTCCACCCACATAGCACAATGCCAGTATCAATATTGTATGGCTGATACGAATAAGATTCTCCATCATCCACATGAATTGCTGCGCACATCACGTATTCTGTTTTCCCATCATTCATATGAGCTTCCAATCTCTTCTTGTCCATGACTCACATTTATTTAGTTTGTTTTTTGGGCACTCCAAACATTATAATCAGATTCAGGCAATTCAATAATATTCAAAATTACAATCTCAGCATTTTCACATTCAAGTGTAGATGCTATCTGCTCTATTGCTATCTGTCTGTTCAGGTAGCATCCATCCGTCACAAAAGTGGTTTGCCCAGAACCATGTACTTTGCCATTGCCAAAATTGTATGACACTATGAAATATCTTTTTCCGCTCATATTTTTTTTAGTTGTTAAATAATTTATATCCATCATCCCAAACAGGATTTGTTCTCCATTGCCAAAATTCTTGTGGAGTACAAACAACCCCGTCTTCAAGAACCATCATTCCCATTCGCATTGTCATCCATTCCTCTGGGGAGAAATACCGATGTGTGACTTTATCCCCTTCCTGCATCGCCTGTATTGCTTCTGCTTTAGTCATAACTCACTTATTTTTAAATTGAAACTTTTCATATACTCACAATCTCTATCACAAGGGCAATTATCATCATAGCAACTATCGTTGTGACTGTTCCAGCAAGGGCATTGCTTATGATATGCCTCTAATTTGGCTTTATCTCGATCTGCTTTCATTTTAGCCTTAATATGGATAAGCAAACGATATATGAAACGGCTTAAATTGGATTGATACGCCTGAGTAAGTGCGAATATAAATAAGAGAGAACAGGCCATTTGAAGTATTATCTTAATCATTCCTTGCCTCCTTTCGGTATCAAATCTTCAATGTATGCCCAACGGATAATTTCGGCTTTTTTATAAAAATTATCCCAATCCATTGAATCAGAGATTACGTTAAATCTGTCATTCTTACATTGAGTAAGATATTCCCTTTTCCTTTCCGGGCATTCTTTCACATCATGCCATACTGAGTTAATATTAGTCCGTGAATTAAACTCATTCCATCGCCTTGCTATCTCCTTACAAAGAACATTGGAACTTTCTACGTCACCTAAATGGATTTCTGCTATTTGGTAGTTCATGCCATCTTTGATACAAAGTTCCGCGTCCAATTCATCGGGACCCAACACACGCTTCCCTCTTGCCGGAATACATATCAGTTTCAATGTATCGGTGTCAAATTCGCCTTTTGCGTATGCCCAATTCAATTTTATTTTTGTCATTTCTTTACCTCCTTGATAAATGATTTGTAATACTTGCAGTTCTTGGCAGATTTCCTTGCTGTTATTCTCCGTTGCAGAGCTTTGCAGTACATCTGACAGTTCGGGCAAGCCTCGTAGTGTACACATTCGCTGCAATGCCTTTCGTCAGCATTTCCGAGGATGTAGGCAATTTCTTCATCCTTGCTCATGTTTTCCGGCTTCCCCTTTGCTTCCTCACGTAATTCGGAAATAATTTTATCAACTTCGGGGTTCGGGGCTTCGTATATCTGTTTCAATCGAAGTGCCTCTGACTTAATCCCCTTGAGAACTTTCTTGCTTATTTTCATTGTTCTATCCTTTCATTCTGCCTAAAAAGGCAAGTTTTAAAACATCGAACTCTTTCCCAATTACCGCAAACTCCAACATTGCGTTATCATCTGCAAGGTCATTAACTCTTAACACGGCATAACTTTCTCCTGATTCGGTTTGATAGGTGTCCAATTCAACAGAACTGATTATACATTCATCATTGCTCTTTCGGAAGAAACTATCAAGACTTTTGAGGATATGATTTTTCAAATAATCATCACCTATTGCAGCCGCAATCTTATCCTGCTTTCTTAATGCGTACCTCATTGTTTACTTTATTTATGCAATCATTTTACGACGAATCAGATTTATATTCTTTTTCACCAGTTTTACTATCTGATCGTGATACTCGCTTACGCCGTTACAGAAGGATCGGGACTGGACGATATCCAGTGTCTTCAAGTTTACCTCTATCGTCTCCAATCGTTTTCCAGCCGTGTCCTTTGCCGACAATATCAGGCATTCCGGCCGTCTGTAGTATCCGTTCTGATATACGCAATGGTGCATGACCTTACCTTCCTGATAAAACTGGGTGACACTTTCCAAAGGGCGGATGATTATATCCTCTTCTTCGATTCTCAATCCGAAAAACTTTTCCATCCGCTCGTAGAAGCCGGCTATATCCTTCATTAACTTTTCACGCTTACTGATAGATTGTGCTCGATTCCTTTCCTGTCTCAACTTGGCTTCACGTTCCTGTTTTATCTTTAGTAGTTTATCATGTACAGTCTTCAGGTTCTTAGGGCAGACATAGTGGGCGTTACGCATATCTTTGCCGAAATAAGATAGTAAAGACATATAATCTTCCCACATAGAAGCGTCCTTAATGATGTAATGGTTGCGGTTGCAGATGTTGAACGACGGTTTATAGCGAAGTTGGGAAAAGCCAGTTTTATACATGTGTTTCAACATGGATATTTGCCCGGTCTTCAGACACAGTTCCACATCGTTTCCGCCTTTCAACAAGTCACGTATCAATTTTGACGGGGTTACATCCGGGAACCATCGATTCAGTCCCCGTTTTTTCAATTCCGGCAGCAGCTCTTTCCTTGGATAAAGCTCTCCATATATCGCATACAAATCACCGTAATAGTTATATGGATTACTTCCATATTCTCCTTTGATGCTGAGAGGTGAACTATACGCAAATCCGTTACCTCCCATATTAATCGGTCGGGCTATGATCGTACGTTTTCCGTCTTCACGAATCCACTCTTGAACCACTTCTGTAAAATCATAATACACCGGAGAAGTTTCCTTCCGAACATTTTTCCAGCATAGTATATGCCGGATCACCTGGAACCCGCCTTTCACTTGCAGGATGGACATATACGCCTCTTCACGGATCTTCTGCTTCCGGCTAACCTTTACGTCCAATTGATGATGGCAATAAGGGTATTCGATTTTGTCACCCAATTTATCTTTACTCGTATTGACCCACATCTTACCACATTCGGAACACCATAGCTCATCCTTACATTTGTAGGCAAAATGGTCAAACAGATGCTCTTTGGCCCAGTCTTCCTGTTCCTTCGTGATGGCAGGCAGCTTTCCACTTAACTCCGTCACCCGTTTTTCCAATTTCGTTCTCGGCTTCATATTAAAACAGACTCATTTGTTGGACATTTGCATCTGCTTTTTTCTTTGCAGGCTTCTTTTTGAGCAATCGGTATTGCTCTTCGGCCAACCGTTTGATAGCCGCTTCACGGGCTATTTTCTTCTCTTCTTCTGTTAGTTTTACTTTCTGAGAAGAAGAAACAGAACAACCGGGAGAAACTTTTTCTATCTTGATATCCCTTTCATCATAGTAGTGCACGGCCAGTCCAAAGACTTCCGAGTCACTCATTGCAACAGCAGTTCCTCGTTTACGAGCCTCTCCTAAAATGTAACGGCAGCATTCATCAATACTCTTATTTGGATTGGCAAACTTTGGTGCAAACAGGGTATCTTCTTCTGCTCGTTGTTTCAAATAATCAGCAATTATGTCATTAAAACTTTTAACTTGTCCCATCTTGATTCCTTTTTTATTGCCTTCTCTGTGTAATGTTGATTTTTAAAGGCACGCTCCAAAAGGAGCGCACCAAAAGATTAAAGTTTAAAAGCTGAATGCTGCCACCGCCCGAACCCTGTGCCTGCCGTACTTGAGGTGGTTGCTCGTGTAGCCATTGGAGAAGTACACGCTCCATGCGGTGCTCTGGCTGTACTCGGTACTGGACCAATACCACGCCGAGCCTAACGGTTCTGCGCCTATGTATTCAAGCGCATCGTTTATGCTGTCTTTGTAATGCGCCATTAGGTTGAGTTGTCCCAACGAAGGGATGTATTCGCCATCTTCCAGCAGATTTTTCAACTTTGGATTTCTGGCTACAAGGCGTTCCGTATTGCCGCGTCCGTCAATGTCAAACAGCGCATCACATTCACGTTCGTAATATGTCCCACTTCCGGATTCTTCACGGCTATCATCGTCAAGCAATTGTACGCTATCATGCTCCGTCAGTGAGATTGCAAATGACATGTATCCGTGCTTCAACCCGATGTATCGTACACAATCTTTGGAGTTATCGCCGGTAAACGGCTCTGCGTGTCCGTCTTCGTAGATTAGATACAGTCCGCTGGCGTGCTCTACTTTGTCATCTTTAGATGGTTCGCGGTCGTTACATACGGGTTGGCCACTCTTGGTGATCGCCGGCATGATTGCCGACAGGTTTAAATTTTTGATGTTAACATTCATTGTTTTTAAATTTTAGGTAGTTATAGATGTATTAATGTTTCGTGTCTTGATTGATTTCCTTTTCCAGTCTGTCGATCAGTCTTTGATGTTTGGCAGCCACATAGTTACAGTGTATTGCCAAGTTCCTGTCGCGTTCCTTTTCGAGACGCTTTATTTCTTCTAATTTCCAGTCTTTTTGCATGATCATATATTTTTTATTCCGATGTTAATAACTCAACCTCTGTACAACGAACCCACAGACGGCGGTCTAAACAAACCTCATTGGTACTTCGGTTTATGTCGACAACTTTTCTTGTTTTCTGTTTGTATTTGACAGATGAACCTATTTTACATTGAGTTTTGAAAACATTGATTTTCATTTCTTGATTGCTTTTTTGAGTTCTGAAATAATATATTTGCCGGGAGAGTGCAGCCGAGCTCCTCCTCGTTCAGCAGCTTGGATTATGGTCCAAATGGGATGCCCTATTTCTCCATTGTTCGACAATTGGCAAATGATGTTGAACTCGTCTGGAGGGATAAATAATCTGTTCAGCCTGTTGGTC